TTCAGTGTTTGTACGTTGGTGTTCTATTTTATTTTCCCTGACATGAAAATCTATACCAAGTTGGTTCCCTTGGTCAACGATTTTTTTTAATAATTTTTTTACTTCTTTTGGTGATTCATCCCCATTACTATCAAAATAAATAATTGTCTTATTTTTTATATTTATAAACATAGATATCCAATGTGCACCATTTTTATAATGAGGATCTGTATTTAATATAATTCCTATCTTATTTTTATGACGCTTTATTTGTTCGCTTAAATTAAAATTACACAATTCTTCCCATACACATTCACCATATAATTTATGGGTATCATAATCAATGGGCGATGGTCCTAGAAATTCAAAGCATTTATAGAATTTTTCATATTGTCTCATCACCGATTCTATGTCTAAACTACTCAACCATTCATCTGGATTTCGCTTCCAAACACTTGGAGCAGATGGCGCAAAAGTATAATTTAATAATTCATTATTTAATTTCCCAGTCATAAATTTACTTCTTAGCCAACAAGATTCACGTTGACATATATGTGACATTGCTTTTTTGAAAAAACTCCATATTTCCTTTGTATCGTTAGATAAAATTTTATCTTTTGGATGTCTAATATTCCAGTATTTCTTCATCTTTGATAAGGCTTCATCGCTATAACAGGTATATTTTTTATTGTTTGGATTCGGACTACATTTTGATTTAAAAGTTTCGTCATCATGTTTATGTTTATCACTGTGATGTTTTTTTTTGTTGGTAATTGATTTCTTTTTATGTTTCTTTGACTTATTATTTCGTGTCTTCATCATAATTATTAGTGATATTTTTCTTTTTTTCTAAGATATTTTTATCAGTATTGTGTGTTTTATCTTCTTTTGGTTTAATCCCTTTTGTCTTATGTTCTCTTGTCTTGATATTAACATGTTGTTTTTTGGGTAAAATCTTTTGCTTTTTTGAAGTGGATGTTTTCACCACATATGTATCAAGATTTATTTTTTTTGTACTATCATTATTTGTCATTAAGTGATCACAATACATAACATTTTCATCTGAAATTAATACATTTGATAGGTCTGTAAACGTATCTAAATCTATACATTTAGTATCATTATTACTTGTATCTTGATATTGTTTTTGTATCAAATCATTTGTATCAATCATTTTTAAATACTCAATACAACCCTTTATATATATATTAAAATGATTTGCCATAGGTTTGTCATCGATTTCATTCCTAAATAATTTTTTATTCAAATCTAAAATTCTTTTTTTATAAAATCGTTTTTCTTTTGCGTATTCTATATCACTTGACTGATTCAATGTACGATTTAATAATTGTTCATATTGTGCTCTATTTATAAAATAAGACAATGTTATACTATCAATTGTGTTCATAGAAATATCCATTACATATTTATATGAAAAAATTATTACCATTATAACACTTAATTACACCTATTTAACATTCATCATGACTAGATGAGTCTTTTACATCATATCTTGTATGATTATTGAATAATTTATTTGCAATATTCATGCTGTTTGGATTAAATGGTGTAAAATCCGGCTTGTCGAATAAAAGAGTATGGGTCTGTGGTTGGGGTACAAAATCTATTTTCGTTTGATATAAATCACTATTGCTAGATGGTACCCATTCAGATTGCTCACATTTTTGTAGAGCGAAAAATTGGTTTCTTAAACTTGATTCTGTATTTACATTATTAGAAAATCCACTCCATGGCGCTGTTGCGTTACCTGGATTAAATGTTTGGTTTGGTGAATATGATTTATATTTATTCAAAGGGACTGTTGGTTTTTTGTATTGGTCTAATATTTGCATATAACCATACTTGGTGGATGTAGGACGAATAGAATACTGGGGTTGTAAACTATTGGATGGAATATTTCTACTTGAAATGCGATTATTTATTTCATCTACACGCCCATGATTACATGTATAATAACCGTTAACAATTTGAGATATACTATTCTTAATGCTCATTAATATATTATAGTGATAATAAATAAAATAACAACCTACCTAAATAACATATTAGCTGAATTATTAATATAGATAATATTTATATGCATAACTTACATCAAACCTTTTTCGAAAGTGCCTTGTATTTATCTTATATACTTTACTTCATTGCTTATTTTAATATTGGTATTTATACACCAGAATACTTAACAACATTACAAATGGTAATGAAGTATTATGTCATAATGTTCCTATTAATACGATTTAATCCAATTGTCTCTACAAAATTTACGGATTTCGACAGAAAAGTCGTGTTTTCTTCAGCGATATTCTTGTTAACTACAACAGCATTTAATGATTATGCCAAAAAATTTGAATTATTAGATTTAGTAAAAAAATGGAAGTAATTATCTATTTATCGTTTTACTGTTTTATTATTGGATCTTATTTTCGATTTGCGTTTAAAAGTTTTCACGTTTTGTTCCTTAAAAAATTTTTTTAAATGTTTCATTATCATTTTTCCTACAATATTATCTATCTCTTGTTCATGTTCTGTTTTTTTCGCTACACTATAATAATATTTTTTAAATTCATTTTCCATAATGGATTGAAATTTTGCTCTATCATTTATAGGAACCGAATTAATACCTATGTCTGATTTTAAATATTCATCTAAAATTTCTTTCAGAGTCAAGCTATGTTTGTAAGCCTTTACATGAATATAATATACTTTATCATCTACCATACCATCATGATAAACATCATCAATAAAACATAGATCTACATTTTTTGGTATTTTAGTACATCTTATCAAGTCATCAATCGTTTTATCATGTGAAGTACGACCAATTTCAACTGCCTTTCCATTAACTTTGAATGCTGCAATAATTTGATCAAATAATTTATAGTTTAATTTAGTATTAAAATAATTTTTGATATTTATAGCCCATGATTTAGGACCCTGATTATTTGTATAAATCATTATTTTTTTACATTTATTATCGATTTTCTTTGTTTTCAAATAATCTAGAATTTTAAAAAGTTTAGGTCGAATAAACTGGGGATACAAATCTAGTAATGAATCAAAATTTCGATTACTGTAATTATTATTTTTAAAATAAGTGTTTAGACAATCACAAAAAATACCAAATTCTGTAAAATAACCTAATGTTTCATCCAAGTCAAATACTACAATTTTATGTGATGGATCCATATGTGTATAGAATATAGTATATATTTTGATAAAAAATCTAACCAATAAATATACTCTTTCGTATGGATTTGACAGCTTCTGATTATAAAAAAATAGCTAATTATTATCAAATTCCTAAATCAAAAAATAAAACCTATAAAGAAATAGCTGAACAGGTATTAGCATCTAAATTATGTAGATGTATTAAATCAATTGATGCTTATAATAATAAACGTCTAAAAAAAGAAGGTCCGGCAATAAGTGTATGTAGAAAAAGTATATTTCAGAACCGTAATATTGATTTTTATGATTTTAAATGTAAAACAAAATCAAGTCTGGTTAAAAAACCAAAATCTTCTTCAGCACTTACCAAAACCTCTAAAAAAGTACTGTTTGAAAAACAAGCTAAAAGAAGATCCAAAACATTAAAAAAGAAAAAGAATTAATTTTCAAGATAGTCTAGAGCTGATATGAGAATTCTCTCTTGATCTGTTAATTTCTGGAATATAATATTTTCATCTATTTTTATTTGAAAACGCCTATTCATGTTATTTTTACAAACAACATGTATACCACTTGTTAGTATTTTTATGTCGATTATAAGACCACCGTTTGTTAAATTTATATTTTCTGGATTTCTTAAATTAATCCATCGGATATACCGTCCGTATTGAATATCTGTTAAATCATCTACATAACGATAATCTTTTAGCTTTTTATGAAATTCCTTTAATTTGTCACGTGGTAATTGTAGTTTTTGTAAGTAATCGTTTTTAAGTGCCTTTATTTTTTTTGTAGATAAATTCATTATACTTGTATTGTTTTCATTATCTAGCGCTTTTTGTAAACATTTTCCTAATTCTGTATCGGTATCTATACAATCATCACTGTCTTCCATAACATTGTTGTTGCTTTTGTTGTTAACCATTATAATAAAAATGTATTATATTTTTATTATATTTTCATAAATATTGTTTGTTATTTTGAAAACAATTTTAAATCCATCGAACCACGAACCAATAAAATATAAACAATTGTGTGAACGAATAAACCAATGTTTGTGGGACAACCATTTGCGTCTGCCAATTTACCTAAAAATCTACCTAATAATTCTTGTGTGAATTTGTAAGTATATGGATGTATGACAAATATAAAAATAATTGCGGAGAATATTGAAATCTGCCATTTTGTATAACTTGAATCAGCCATATAGTATATGGTGATATTTTTCAAATTCACAGAATATGCGTTCTATGTATAATATTATCCTATAAAATAGCGAAATACATACAGATATATGCGTATTTCGTGATTTTGTCCGATAAAAAATAATTACTAATGAATCACCAAAAACGATGAATTATGACATTTTATCAACAAAAATAAGTAAATGTATGTCGGAAATGTCTATTTGAACAATTCGTCTAATAAAAAAAGTGGGTAAAATCCGGGGTTTTTAATCAACGAAAAGTGGTAGTAGCCATCCACTAAAATGTGGATTTCGGGAAAAATGAGGATAAAATCATGTATTTACCCACTACATATCAAGGTAAATACTATTTTATTAGTAAAATTCGACTCCTTGACAATGTAGTAGGCTCCCTACATATGTAGGGAGTATTATTTTACCGAAAATATTGGGTTGTATACGATATATGTAGGAAAATTTACTTTTTACTTTTTTTCTATACTTCATTTGACTTTTCAAAAAAACACACAAGGTTTTTATGTTGAATTTTAAAATTTGGTCCAAGAGTATGAAAAAAAAACCGAAAAAGTGATTTAGACCATAATGCTTTCAATACAAATTTTTTAATTCAAAAATTGTTATTGAAAAAAAATTATAAAAAAGCAAAAACAATTTAGGGGTAAAATTCTATTAGTCTAATATATGGGTAAACGACTAATAAAAACCCCTAAAAATGAAAAGAAAAAATTTACTTGCGATCCTTGCTCCTTCGTATGTAGCAACAAAAAAGATTTTACTCGTCATTTATGTACTACAAAACATAATAGACTAATTTCGACTAATAATGGACTAATGGAAAAAACCCCTCTACATAATGAGTGTGAAAATTTTACCCCTAAATTAGACATGTTATCATATGTCAGTAACAACGAATTAGGTAAAAAAACCCCTTATGATATTACATCTGAAAATAATACTACTAAAAATAGTATGTTACCTAATTCTAGCGGTCAATATACCAATAAAAAAACCCCTTATCATTATGAGTGTCATATATGTGGTAAGTCATATATACATATGAGTTCATTATATAAACATAAAAAAAAGTGCTTAGATGATGAAGTGGAAAATAAAATAGATGAGACTTTTAAGAATACTACAATATCAAAGGAAAAAGAATCCGAATTTAAGGAGTTAGTCTTATTATTATTGAAAGAAAATAAAGAAATACAAAAAACATTTGTAGAACTTATTCCACACTTCAAGGGTAATATTACAAGTAATAGTCATAATACTACTACAAACAATAATCAATTTAACATAAATATGTTCTTAGATGAACATTGTAAGAACGCAATGAATTTAACAGACTTTATTAACTCATTGCCTATTACAAATGAAACATACGATAACACTATAGAAAATGGACTAACTAAAACAATTACAAATATGGTTTTGAATGGTTTAAATGATTTAGATTTATTACAACGCCCAATACATTGTACAGATCCTTCGCGGAAAATAATGTATGTAAAAGATAATGATAGTTGGGAAAAAGATAATGATTTAAAATTATTACTACAAGGTATCAAAACGATATCTTCAAAACAACGCACTACATTAAATAAATGGCAAGAAGCAAATCAAGGATGGAGCACAGATGAGAATTTACAATCGAAACTGACAAAATTAATATTTCATTCCATGACAAATGTGGAAGATGATGAAAAAGAAACTAATAAAATTATTCGCGCCATTAGTAAATCGACACATTTAACAAATGAAATTAAAAACGTCTATCATTGAGTATGTACTATAGTTGAATTGTTATAATAATTATATTTACATTTATGTAGGTATAATTATTCATTTAAAATGGTGTTCCACCAAACGTACCACCGAATGCGTCATTTGCAGCCATGGGTTCCATCATGGGGCTATTTGCTCCCACCATGGGGTTTTGGGGACCAGCATACATATTGTTAAAATCAGGTTCAGATTGTTGAGGCATTTGTTGATTCATTGAATATTCATTTGTTCCACTTTTCATATTTGTCATTTGAGGTTGTAATTGTTGCGGAATGTCAATGTTTGGGTTTCCACTATATTGTTGGGATAATGGTTGAGTAACACGAACTTGACCGGCATTTTGTGTTTGTCCTTTTGTAGGTTGTACTTTTTGTTTGGAACCGGTTTGCCCTTCATACAAATCCCATAATCGGTCTACCAATATTTGAACCTTTTCACCCATTTTACTTTGCATAGTGATTGATATCAATAAGATTGATGGTATAATGTTAATGATATTCACATCTCCATATGTTTTTTCACTGTATGTAGGTACATAACATATCATTTTGTGAATAAAATATAATGACATAAACATGAATGATGATTGTCCTATTACTTCTAGTAAAATCATTAGGCTTGCCTTGTCATCATCAACATCAGGCACATAATTTTTAGTAATTTTTAATACTGATACAACTGGTATTATTGCTAAAACTGTATACTGAAGTATATTCAGTAATAATGCTTTTTGATCATCATCAAAAGGGAATACTGTTTTTATAAATCCTTCACTATTGGTATTTGATTTTTCTAACCTATCCATATGATTTATAATAAGATTTAAAATTATTTAAATATATTATTATATTTTCTATATAATGTTGAAGTATACGCTTAACCTAAATAAGTACAAGGGCAGAGATCCACGACCTGCGAAAGAGAATCATCACGACGAATACCAATATTTGAATTTGCTAAAAGACATTATTGAAGAGGGTAATATAGAAGAGGGTAGAAATGGAAAGGTTTATACCACAATTGGTTCCGTTATGCATTATTCTCTTGAAAATGGTAAAATTCCGATTCTTACTACGAAAAAAACGGCTTGGAAAACTTGCTTAAAAGAACTGTTGTGGTTTGTGAAAGGTCAAACCGATAATAAAATATTAAATGAACAAAATGTTCATATATGGGACGGTAATAGTACTCCTGAGTTTATGAAGTCTAGAGGATTATCCAATTATGTTGATGGGGATTTGGGACCATTGTATGGATTTCAGTGGAGGTTTTTCAATGCTCCTTATAGTTCTTGTTATGAAGATTATACTGGAAAAGGAGTGGATCAACTTCAACAAGTAATTGATTGTTTAAAAGACCCAGAACAACGAAGCTCTCGGAGAATGGTAATTAGCGCATGGAATCCGTGTCAAACTGATAAAGGTGCCTTACCTCCATGTCATGTTTTATTTCAATTTAATGTAACACATGGAAATAAGTTAAGCTGTACTCTATACCAACGATCAAATGATGAATTTCTTGGTGTACCATTTAACATCGCATCTTATTCAATGTTAACCTATTTAATCGCTAAGCATTGTGATTTGGAGCCATATGAATTCATTCATTTTGGTTCAAATTGTCACATATATGATGATCATATTGAACAAGTAAAAGAACAAATATCTAGAGAACCGTATCCATTTCCTACAATAGAAATTTTAAACAAAAGGGATAATATTAATGATTACATCATTGATGATTTTAAAATCCATAATTATCAACATCATTCACAAATTAAAGGTGCGATGCGGGCCTAACATTTTTCTTTAGTCATTATTTATTGTCATACAACAAATATATTACTGTGTCTAAATTTTCCGTCTCGTTTTCTAAGATAGGTTTTATTTTCTGAGAATAGAATTGTATTTTCATCGCATTTTTATTTAAACTTTCATATATTTTAACATAATCCATAAGTTGACTTATATTATCTATATGTTCTATAAATAGCTCATTTAATTCAAAAATAGTTATCATATTGTCTGTTTTACATTCATTCAAATCTATATGTTGTGAATATTTTAGTTTTATTGTGTGAGGTAAATATTGTTTATAAATGTTATCTAATTTAGTAACATTATATAATGTAAGTTCGGGTAATCGTGTTTCATTTATATTGTTTTCAATATCATGCTCGCTGTTATTCAAATATGTATTTGAATATTGCTTGTTATATGACATACTATTACAGTTAGTATATATTGACAATAAAAATACATTATTTACTCTGTTCCTGTTCTTTTTATCGGTTTTTCATTTATAAAATTTTTATTGTCTAAATCTTTGTATTTTAATGTTCTCATGTAATATTCCCCATCATAATTCTTTCGAATAAACTGATTTTTTTCAGTTATTTTAAATAATGGTCTACCCGAACCATAAAATATTTCGATTTGTTTTTGTCTCCATATTGATTGTTTTTCACGTCTAGTTAATAATTCCTTTTCCATATGTAGTATTTATATAATAAAAATAGTGTATTTTATGGTTTTTTACTCTAATTTACATAATTTTTTAGTAACCTTGATTCTGCTTATTTAATCTATTTATTAAATATCCCATAAATAAGCAGAATCCTATCCCACATAAAATACTTGTGATATCCATTTTGATGGTGTAATGTAAGTTTGATAAATTATCGTTGTTCAATTGGTTTTCCTTTCCAGGTTTAGAAAAAAAAACAATCATTTTTTATGGACAAAAATATGTTTGGTTCAGTTAGCTATACCAATTATTATTTCATATAATTATTTAGGAAATGCGATTATATTCGTTTTTTTTAGTGTAAATTATAATTATTATGAGTTCAAGTTCATCTTTATCCGCAGCAAGAAGAAGAAGAGCAGGTGGACAACAATCTGTTTCTAGTAGTCGTCCTGAACCACCAAGACCACCATCTCAACAACAACAACAATCTCAACCCAACACTTCTAGTAAATCCCCGATGCCCAATCCATATATATTACTTCAACAACATCATATAAAAATTAATGAATTGGAGAATAAAATTAATGAACTTAGTTTCGGTAAAAATAGTGAATCGGTTCCAACAAATGTATCATTAAATACTGGTAATTCACCATTCGACACTGCGAAATTTAGTGATGTTATCATAAATAGAATAGAATCTCAACTAGATTTGAAAGCGTTCTATGAAAATGACACTAGACTTGCTAGTGAGATGGAAGAACTAAACAAAATTGTACAATCACAACAATTGTTGATTAATGAAATGAATTCCACATTGTTTCATGTTATTCAACAGCTACATTTACAAAATCCATCTGATATAGACTCTAAAAAATCTCTAGACTCGGTAGAAGAACTAGACGCAGTAGAAGATA